ACGCCGTATCGTTAGGGTTTAACCAACGAAGAATTACTGGAAGGCTCGCCACTAACGCTGCATTTACAATTGCAGGTGCATCCCAACCTACTGCCAAATAAGTTGCTATTCCGGCGGCTAAGAAGCTTCTTGCCCAACTTGCTGCTACTGCTTTTGCTTGCTCCATTTAAGGGCTCTCCTGTCAATATAGGGATTTGAAACATACTGCCATCTGTATCGCCCTTAGCAGTAAAGCTAATGTGAATGTGTGTCTTATGTGGATTTATGCCTGTGTATTTTCTCCACTTATAGTTTTTCTTCCAACTGGCAATTTTGGAATTGAAGATGATATAGCTGATTCTTTTATCAGTTCTGGCAAGTAGCCGTAACTGATCCGCCAAATCAAATGCTTCGGCTGGGTTGGATTGCAGATTAGCGTTAATGTCAATGGCACGAACAATGCCTTCAGCAGTTGGATTGTGATCGGACTTACGCGCTGCATGACGTTGATCACCGAGCCACCCCTCTGGTGAAGTTCTACTTCTATCGGGGAACGCATCATCTATCTGTTCGCGTAATTGCTGACCAGCTTTGCACAGTTTAGGCATTATCTTTTTAAATTGTTCTATTGATTATCAAGCCATTGAAGATAATCTTGATAATCTGCGTTGCCAGTATCAATTGGTATTGATAATCCATCTTCTCTTGTTATTGATACTACTTCTCCAAATACAACATATTCTTCATATTTTGCCATTTTATAGCTCCGCACTTAGTTTGATTGTTCCGCCACCATTGATAAGGCCGTAAAACCTATTATTGGTTAAACCGCTAAAGTTACCGCCGCGATAGCGCCCACCTGTAGTGCCATTTCCTATGATGCTTATGTTGGCTGCTGATGCCGTAAAATCACTTGTAGTAAAATCAGTAATTTTTAACGCTGTAGTTACAGTAGCAGACGGGGCTACACGCATTGTAGTAGTGTGTGGCAACATAAAATCTACGTTGCTGCCGTCTGCCGCCGCACCTGCTCCAAATTGTATTTCTTGATAATATCTATTGCAGGCCGCTAATTCGCCTTCAAACGTTCCACCAGCATATTCAAAAGCTGTTGCAGTTGAGCCTAATTCTAATTTAGCCTCACTTATATAAAGAAAATCGCCAAGTGTAGTATCTGTAACATCTGACCAAACAAATACAATTATATTTTTTGTGCTTGCTGTATCAACCGCAGCCGATACTGAATAAGTAGCATAAGAAGTAGTCAAGTTTAAGTTAGCTGGGCTGTTTTCATAAGTCGCATTTGCAATTAAAGTAGGGTTTGTGCCTTCAACATTCCAAGCTGAAATAATGTCACTAGTTACTGTATCGGCAGTTCCAGACCACGCTACAATAGCAGCTTTAACATTATCCAATTTAGTTGTTGAGCTTACTTTAGCCTTAAAACTAAAAGTAACTGTATTTCCAATCAACCCAATGCAGTCTGTATATTCCAAAATTGATGCTATACCAAACTTTTTATTAACTGTTTCTACATCTAAAGCGATAGCGAATTGCCCATTTGTAGGAACTGTTGCAGTATTTTGTGTGACATCAATAACATCGTTTGTGTCCGATAAAATATACCAGCGATCTAAAGTGTAAGCATCATCATTGTTAGCACCTGCTGTAAAAGAATTACCACGTTCTGCAATAGCAAAACCGCCGTTTATTAAATAGTTTTTATTGACGGCAGTTGCGCCAGCGCTAGGTGTTTTCCACTCTGGGGCAGTCGCACCAGCATTTACTGTGAGAACTTGATTAGCCGTTCCAAGCGCAAGTTTAGTGAAGGTATCTGCGCCCGTTCCATATACTAAATCGCCAGCAGCATCAAAAGCGGTTGCAACTGTATTAGTTACAACTGGGATTGGCCCAGTTCCTGAAGCTACTGAAATACCAGTTCCAGCTTGAACTTCAGTTATATCGCCTGCACCGCTAACACCTACCCAGGCTGATCCATTGTAAACTTCAACAGCGTTCGTATCTTGTAGGTAACTGACCATTCCTTCAGCCAATACTCCGCTTAGTGCACTTGTGCGAGCTGCTGAGCTTGCAAAGACCATAACTGTTTGTTCTTGTAAATAAGTATTGACCTGGGCTGCGGTTAGCACATCCCCGGTATTAAACAACTTATATCCTGCGCCTGCCATTTGTTCTCCTTAGTAGCTCAGCACGTCTTCACCTAGTATACCCGATACATCGGAATCTAGGACAAAGCCGGCTAATAGTGGTTCGGTGGTGTATAAGGTCGTCATCCAGGATGACTTGGTAATGTCGTGATGGATAGCATTTACCAGGCTTGATTGAACAACGCTAGTAGAGCCTGGGGTGGTCTTAGTAACTGTTACTCCATCAAGCAATTCTATGTCTACCCCTGCCAATGGCTTATTAGGATTTGTATCATCATAAAGATTAAGCTGAATGCTATCTATGCGTATCTCAGGGTCTTTACGTGTGGCTAGGATGCCTTCAGCTTGATCTAGGGCTTCAGCATCGGTCTGCACCAATATGCCTGAGCGTTGGCCTGAATGCAAGAAAAACTTATCAATGGAATCTTGGTCAAAAGCATTCTGCGCTGTGCCACCTAAGCGTGTGATGGTTACATCATTTATGAGATTTGTGTCATCTAAGGCAACTACGGCATTGGTGTATGAGATGTCTGTGCCTTGATCGCTAAACTCATAGACAGGGAACGCCGGAGCTGATATAAGGGCATTACGGCTTACAAAATTGACCTGACCATTACCATCTAGGAAGATGCCGCCAAACTCGCTCTGTTCCACGTTAAACAGCGCTTGAAGGGCATCTCGGTCTGTGCCTGGGTCTGCTTGCAGGGTTGAATCGCCTGCATCAATATCGCGCAAGCTAATAGGCCACTCAATCTCATCTAAGATGGCATTTACTCTAGCCCCAGATAATTGCACTCCTGAGCCTGAAACAGTTGTTATGCCTGAGCCTGCAAGCAACTTAAAGCCATCTACGCAGCGCAGGGTTACTGTGCTTAGCTCATCATTGCCTTGCCTAAAACCTGTGTCATAGTTAGTAATAAAGCCTGAAAATAGAAAATAATTTTGGCTGGCATAAGTTGCATAAATAATAATCTGCCTTAACGGAACAAGGTTAGGATAGTAGATACTGGCAGGGTTGGTCGGATTCCAATCGCCATTCTGATCATACAAAGTTACATTAGCTGTGCCAGCTTCAAACTGTGATGTTATGCGATTGCGCCCACGCCTAATGGATACCTTGCTTACAAGGTTTGTAACCTCTAATGGCAATGTGCCTGAGCCAAGGGTATTTGTGCCTAATATGCCTTCAGTTGCGCTGCCTAATATTAAAGGGTTAATCTCAAAAGCAGTATCGCTATCAAAGTCAACAAAGACACGCAGTTGTGGTGCTGGCATTAAATTGCCCTACTTTGTAGCAGTAATCCTTTGCCTGTCTTTTGATAGTTGTATTGAATGTCGGTAATGACTTCAGCTAAATCTTCAGCAGCAGTTACATTGCCTTCGACAATCACAGTTATATTGGTGTTTCCACCGGATTCAAGTAACATTGATTCAGCCAACAATAATTCTGCATCTGCTAAAGCGGCATTCGCCAAGGCATTTTGTTCAACGGCATGAATGGCTGTTGGATCACCTGCCAAGAATAACTCAACAATATCTGCTGGTAATCCTAAAGAACTAGCTGCTGTGGCTGTTGCTGTTTGGCTGGCAACCTGCCCATTAATGTAAACATTAGTCGCGTTGACATCCATGCGCTCTAGCTTAGTAACTGTCATTTTTTCTTGATCTAGTTTTAGACCTTTTTCAGCAAACAACGTTTCAATTGGAATCTTAATGTTTAGCGTTTTTAGCAATTCTTTAATCCGTGTAATTGTGCCAGGCCAATCAGCAAACGGATTGCCAACCATTTCATCAAGACTATCAAGCAACGTTGCCAATTCAGCAGCAGCAGCCTCAGCCTTGATTAATTGTCCTTCTAGAATAATAGCTCGCTTAACATCCTCATCAAGAATAGCCTGCATTAGTTCTAGTCTTAGGCGTTCTACATCGTTGATCTGACCACCTAGTGCAGCAGCAATCTGAATACGATCCATTTCAAATCGTTTATTTAATTCTGCAAGTATGCCTTCTTCTTGTTTCTGCTTTTTGGCAGCAGCCGCCATAGCCTTTTGTTGCTTAGTTTGTTGCTTCAACAACGCCAAGATTTCCTTTTGGCGTTTTAAAGCAGCTTCTTCAGCCCTTCTTGCTTCATCAATCTGTGCTTTTTGTGTATCTTGGCTTGACTTGGTAACAGATATGTTTCCCATGCCTTGAAAACCTTTAATCTGTTTTAATAGGTTAGCGGCATTAGAAGGCGAAAAGAAAGAAATGCGATCCTCTATAAAACCAAATATATTGCCAAGCACACCTGCGCCCGGTATCTTGCCTAATTCTCTAATTAGATAAGCTGTTGCCGTAATGTTGTTGGCAATAGCATCTCCAAACCCTTTCATTTTCTTTGTGGCGCTCTCAATAGAATTATCGGCTGACAACATCTCTAGTGCAGTTATTAAAGACACCCCAATTGTTTCTGTTGCATTTGAAGCAGCAACATTTAACAGGTTCATTTTGCCTTCAAAGCCTTCAACGGAAGCTGCGCCTTGCCCTGCAAACTGTTGCGATAAAATAGTTACAACTTGATTAAAATCCATCGCCTTTAACTCGGCATCTGTGTAAGCCAAGTTTAAAGACTTTAACCCTTTAGTATTTCCTAAAAATGCTTTCGTCAAAATGTCAACAACTGAATTGATGTCTTTACCTGAGCCAGCAGACACGTCAAACGCAAGACCTAGCAATTCCTGTGAACGGCGAACTGATCCTGTTATCTGTGCTAACTGTGCAAAGGCAGGTCTAAGCTCATCATCTAAAATGCCTGTCTGTTCTTGTAATCTTTGTATAAATTGTTCAACATCTACTTTAGCGTAAGCCAAGCCAACGTTGTTAAGAGATACAGCTAAAAGTCTTTGTGATTTAATGTCTGCATTGGCAGCAGATATGGCTTTTTTACTATAAGCAGTTATCGCAGCAGCGCTTAGAGATACGCCTATTACGCGACCTAATGACTTGGCGCTTTTCTCTAGTTTGCCAAATGCTTTATCTGCTTCGGTAAATCCCTTTTTTTGGAATTGTCCGATTATATTAATTAGAATATCTGAAGAAGCCATTACGCCACCAATTTCTTACTCTTGTCAACTTCGCGGCCTACTTGAACGTTTGCGACATCAATGGCCTTCATTATGGCATCTAAAGCTTTACCTCGGTTGCGCCAATAAGCTGCAAACAATAAACGGCCTGTGGTCTTTTGTCCTTGCCCTTTGTAATCTTTTAAGCCACCAATATCATTCATAGCACCAATAAACGTGCGACCAGCATTCGGATTATTTGATTCGCTACGTGATGATCCAAATGGGTTTGCCCTGCCAGCAGTTTCAATTATCGCGCCTGCTGCTGATCTATTAAACAAAGTAAACATGGACACAAAGCCAGTTTTATCTTGCCTGTTTTTTGCCAGTGAATAGGTAAGACCTTTTTTAATCAAACTAGCGTTGTAACTTGGAAACGCACGTGCTCGGCCTGTTCGGCTCTTACGTTCTCTGCCTGTGTCTGTCCAGTTATACAAATTGCCGGGTGCAGTATTAGGCACTTTGCTTTTAGCATCATTGACAATTGGCTTTAGTTCTGCCCTAACTTTAGTGTCAAACTCTTTAAGCAAGTTAGTATCGTAATTACGCAAAGCTTTTCTAAGCCCTACGATTCCTTCTACCACGATTGGCATTTTCTCGCTCTCTTGCCTGCTGCTTTAAGACTTCATAAAAAGCCTTTAGCAAGTCTGTATCCATATTAATAAACTCGCTAGGCGCAATTCCTGTGTGAATGCTCAGTTGAGCAATCCTATATGTAAAGGAATCGCGCGTTAGCCATTTGGGGAATCGTCTGCCACCACATCTACCGCAGCTAAAGTATCAAGAAACGCTGCGCCAAAAGGTTTGACGTCAGGCGCATCTGCGCGGCGTAGACATTCCCATGCAAGCCAATAGATATGCTCTTGCTTTTCATCTTCGCGAAAAGCTTTGTGGAAGCCTTTACGAAATTGCTGCTCAAAAGCATATTCAACAGATGGTGTTAAAGAATGTGTGCTCTTAGTTCCATCAGCCCTTGTTACTATTATTCTTGCCATTTTTGCCCCTTTGTTAAATTAGAACGTGCCGGTGTCGGCTACTGTTACAACTGAGTTTACAGTAAATGTAATATCCTGTGTGGACATATCGCCAACCGCGCCGTTGATTGGAGTTAGGTTGTTGATTAAAATATCACCTGTAAATAATTTGTTGGTTGCTGATACTGCTGTATCTTTGTCTTGCAGTAGCTTAAATGCAACTGTTGTACCAAAAGCATCTGACAAGGTGTCAAGCACCGAAGCAGCCGCTTGGTCATTTAAAAGTGACACAGTAAGAGTTGCTGTTTCCAAGCCTTTTACAAACTTCTCTGAAGCATCGCCCATCGCTGTGACAGGTAGTTCTGCAAAAGATTGATTAAGTGTTACTGATGTACAATGATCAGATAGGTCAACCGCGTTGATTTTTAATCCGACCTTATTATTAAGCGTAATCGCCACGATTACTCCTCATCTTTCTTTGTTGGTTTTGGTTCTTTCTTTTCTGCGCTAGGGGTAATCTGACCAATCTTGATCAGAAAAGCCTCACGCGCTTTGTCATTATCAGCCATATTAACTCCAATCGGATAGAACGCTGATTGATACTTCACCGGACAACAAATCGCCTGCTGTTCCGGTTAAGACCGCTGGTGCGCTGAAAGTACCAATTGTATACGCAATTGATGATGCTTCCAGCTTATTTACTATATTTAGATAATAATCTTCAATGTTAATTAGGTTGCCTTGGTTATCAAACATAGGGGTTAGCACTATGAGCTTGAAGTTAACTTTAGGCTTAACTGTCTTGTAATGATCGTTGCTTGGCTCAATGTATGGATCGCCAGGCTGTACCACAATGCTATTAGCAAGCG